AAGCTGACCCGATGGAGGCTGATAAGTGAATCTGCCCTCCTGATTTACAGTCAGAGGGGCTCCTTTTGGGATAACCATCAACCTATTTTGCCTATCATGAGTAAAGAGATGAGAGCTAGCATGAACAGTGTATTCCCAAGGATCCTCTCCCATCCTTGTATCCCCCCATGGCTTGTCCAGTGCCCATTTCCCTAGGAGAGTAGCCCAGAACCCTGCAGCTGTAACTCGAATGCCTGGCTTTTTCCTGCTATTCTCAATGATAGAAGCTACAATAGATCCCTCCCATACAGCCTCCACCCCTGAGAAAATAATAACCTTATCCCCAGTGTACAAATGAGACTTTCCAGCAGGATCTGCCCTGACAAAGAATGAGCAGGATCTATAGAGCCCTCCTGGGTACATCGTGGAGAATGCTATATCGCTGATAGCCCTTTCCTCAATGAAAGGGTTAGTAGCCCCTGCCTTATTGAAAATCTGAGCAGTCAGTTTATTCTCTATCATACTAGAGCCCACCTTGGCTTGTACCAGATCATTATAGGTGAAATTGTAAGGATTGATTCTAGTTCCAATGCAGAGGCTTCTCCATTCTCGTAGGGAACTATTATCAGGTTGTTATAAAATCCAGGATGGAGCTCGAGCCTATCACCAATGGTGAATAATCGATCCCTGAAGTAATATCTAACTGTGCTGGAGATGGTTTTCGAGAGGAGAGAAACACACTTGTTGCCCTCCACTAGGATAGAGCCAAAACGAGTTATGTAGTACACTGCCGAGTTCCTCAGGATCCTCAGGAGGGGTCTGGGCAAGAGGATAATTTGATCTAGCCCTACATTCGCTGCAGATCCACTACTCCTCTTCATTGCGATGGCAAACCTGAACTCAAGATCATTGGGAGCCAAGACATCCAAGAGGGAGTTATCAATATTTAGGAACTTGACTGGACCAACAAAGTTCTCTTTATAGGTTGTCGTTACAATGGCACTTCTGTATTGCCCTACAATAACCCTATCCTCTCCATTAGTAGGATCTGCAATCACGATGGCAGGGGCTAGGAGGAGGTTGGATCCAGCATCAGTCATCCGAATGGCCATATAAAATTCTGTTTCTGAAAGGGCTAGAGAAGTTGGCTTTTGGATCAACCATCCTCTAGGAGCCGTTGTCTGGGCAATGACTTCAGTGGTTCCTACTGAGACATCCATCCTGAAGGCTCCAATTGCATTGCCATCAGCGACAGAGCCGACATCTACAATAAAGCCATCCCATTTAGTCAGAAATTGCTCAGACTTGATAGAGGAGATCCTGAGCTCATTATAGGTTAGTGTCTTTGTCGTTTGATCTATATGGATAGCTAGATCCGCTGGGACATTCCCTTCAACCCCTTCAACCCAAAAGTGTCCATTCCCCCCTGAGTCCCAAAATGCAATCTTATCAATCATATGTCCTAGATCGAAAATTGCTTTGGAGGCATTGTAATAGGCTAGCACTTCTCCTGCAATCATTGGCTTATCGAATAAGGCCATCCCGAGCCAACCCCAGTCACTTTGCCCGAGATATGCCATTGATTCCATTGAGGCTCCTAGGGAGAAGCTCTGGCTGGTTTTGAAAACCCCATTCAGGTATAGCTTTATGTTACCAGAGAAGCTGGCATACTCCTGAACAAAAGCCACTTGCATAATATCCCCCTCGAGAGGGGATCCCATGCTGAATGATGCAATCGTGGAGCTATCTGTCTTGAAGTTCACCGTGTTATTTGTATAGTCAAAATAGCCCTCGCAGGTATTTGCTACCCCAGCTAGCCTCGTTTTGAAAAAATAAGTATGGACAGGCTTGGGGGTATAGTATGAGGGAGGGATGTGCCTCCAAGTAAAGATCATGGTGAATAAGTTAGTATTTGTTGAGTGTTTTCTATAGCCGTTATAATCTTTTCCAGCTATAAGCCCTGGCTCTGAAGGGTTGGCTGACTGAGAAGTTTGAGGCACACCAGTTCCTGCAATTACATTCATAGTCCTTTTATGAACTAGTGCATTGTATGTTTTGATGCCACCGATAATATATTCAGTGGCCATTACTCCTCCAATGGTCACTGGGGAGTAATAATCTGTCATCTGTATCTTCACCGCCCAAGTTCCAACTGTCACATTGACAGCTGTGTAATCGATCTTATACCAGCCATCATCAGAGATCTTAGTTACAACTGCACCTCCACCGAATGCCCCTACAGATACTGATATAGGAGGTACAACAGATGGAGCCTCTGTCTTCTTACAGAAAACAGTTACCAAGAAGTTGGGTATTGTGGCTCCTGTAACAGTTACATTAGTTGTCATGTATTCGTTTTGAACTGCAGAGGAGTTCCTACCTATGCGCATAGCCTTAGTGCCAAACAGAACCTCCTCTTTGTCATACACGATCTCCATAGATAGCCCTGCACTGGGTGTCCAGTTTGTCTCATCAAACTCGAATACAGGATTGGTGATATAATTCTTTACTGCATTCCTGATACAAAATAGAGCCTCTGGCACCCCATTCTTCTCTATAGGGCTATACTGCATTGCAGAGTTTGCTAGTAGGATCTGCTGGAAAAGATTTTCAGCATAAGGCTTTACATTCAAACTTATCCTGACCAGCTGATCATTTAGGAGAACCCCCATCGGATGGGATCCCAAGGAGGTAACTGTACCAAAGACAATCTCAAAATATTTATAAGCTCCAAATGTGCCAAAGATAGGGGCTGGAAAGGCATCTGTTTCCCTATAGAGGAGATATGTCTTTTCCTCAGCTGTTTTCCTCATCAGGATATTCTGGATACTATTTATGATCTTATTGATAGCTCCAAACCCGACACCATGGATTGTTAGCTCTATAACGATATTTTTGTTATCAGATATCAGATCCAGATAGTCAGATCCAGCATACCTCCCTGACTGATTGGAGTCAGCTAGGGAAACATCAAACTTAGGTTCAGGCATGGAGAATGAGCTCTCCAAATATAGAGGAGCCTGATTCAAATTTATTCTTTGATCCCCATGTTCAAGTATTAGCTCTATCATTAGGCAACTCCTATTTGGATCTCTCGAGTTAGCATCCCTAACTTCTCAATCAGGCTGTCAGCTATCTCTCTGCTATCCTTGCCATCCCCTCCTTGGATAACGATAGCCCCTGATTGAATGATAACTGTAGCACTGCGGGAGGAGCTATCTATTGATTGTCCTCCTCGAGCCCCCATCCCAAAGAACTCATTGTTGGCCAACCCTCCTAGCCTAAAAGATAACTGGGGCAGCTCCTTTCCAACGAGCTCCTTTATAGCCTTATCAGCACCGATGAAGGTCATTTCAAAGGGGCTAGGAGAAGCCCTCTCAGCCCACTTGGGGATCTTGATTCTGCCCAGCCAATCTGCTAGGGATTGAAGCTTGTCAGTGACCCACTGGATCGCATCACGAACCCCATTGAATGCGGTTTTCAAAGGGTTGATGCCAGAGTTCCTTAGTGTAGTCATGATAGGTTCCAGAGCCTCGAATATAGGCTTCAGTTTATCCTTTACAAAGTTCCAAATAGAAGTCAGGGCAGGGAGGAGGACATTGTTCCAAGCTCCAGTTAGGAGGGTTATTGCTAGGGTTCCACCTACCTGAAGGACATCCCAGATGGCCACGAAAAGAGGCATCAGGCTAGTTTGAATAAAGTTCCATACCGCTCGAATAGCTGGCATCAGGGTATTGTTCCAGAAGTTTGTCACTGTCTGGATCGCAAGAGGTATATTGACTTGAAGCCATTCTACTATAGCTTGGAACTGAGGATATAGGTTGTTCCAAACCTCAGTTAGGACATCTCGGATCCCCAAGAAGTTTGTTGACCAGGCAGCTCCTAGAGCTCCAGCTATTAGAATAATAATCCCTATAGGGCTGACGAGAGCCCCTAGGGCAGTGCCTATAGCTCCCAAGCCAGTAATGATCGTTGCTGCAGCTAGCACCACTCCTATCCCTACTAGAGCCCCTTTGAATGCCTCGGAGTGCTCAGTCACGAATGGCTTTACATATTTGTCCACGATCTCCCCAATTTTATCCCCTAGCTTGGAGAACCAATCAACGATCTCAATAATCTTGCCAGCTATCTCTGGGCCAAAGATAGCTCCCAGAGCCTCCTTGGCTTCAGTGGAGTTCAGTCCTGCATCGAATAGAGCCGTTGCGAGGTTCCCTAGCTTTTCAGCAAACTCCATAAGTTGAGGGAGATGAGGCTCTATTACATTCTTGAAAAAGTCCATCACGACAGGGATGAGCTTCACGCCAAACCCTTCAGCAGTGTCCAGAAGTTTATTCTTGAGGATCTCTAGCTGGCCACCTAATGTCTCTCCTGCAGCTACTGCGGATCCTCCAAATTCAGTTTGAAGCTCCTTTAGGATGAGAGCCTGAGCTCCAGCTAGATCTCCTGTTTCTACCATCTTGGCAATAACTTCAGATTGAGCTTCAGTGAAGTTGACGCCAACCCTACGCAGGGCTGTAACCCCTAGAATAGGATCCTGAAGGGCTTTTCCTAGCTGGATTGCACTCCCCTTTAGATCCTGTCCAAGGGCAGCAGACATATCCAGCATTGTCTTGGTAGCATCTGGAAAAACATCCTTTCCAATATTGGTGAAAGTTAGGAGGATGTTTTCTCCAGAGAGGATTGTCTCATCAGAGAACTTTGTAACCCCTTGTAGCTGTTCAGCTAGATTTTTGGCAGCATCTGCCGTCACTCCAGCGATGCCTCCAGTAGATTGGAGAACTGCATTCAGCTGAGCCTCCACTCCCTCTGCCTGCATTGCCTCTGCCATGGCTAGACCGATGCCAGTGGTCACTGCTCCAATACCAGCAGCAGCTATCCCTAGCCCTATCCTGCCAAGTGTGTCAAAACCTTTTCCAAGGTTACTGATAACCTTAGAGGCTTCATCCTTTGCAGTTATTAGGATCTCTACAACATTCTTATCAGCCACTAGCTTTTCTCCTCGAGCTCCTCATTCCTTTTTCTCCTAGCCTCTCCTATAAGATTTTTGAAGATCTTGTAGCGCAAAAGCCAGAGCAATTTTTCATCAGGTCTGCCAGCTATATCCCATGGGGGGATCCCCCAATCCTCTGCTGCCTCTAGGAGGAGCACCCACCAAGGAGCCGTTGGCATGTCATGGAGGAGTGCATGCCTTAGCCATTTCCTTTCTGAAAATTTGCAGCACCGCCATCTAGGGAGGTGAGGAGCTCTCCAGCTAGATCATTCAACTTTTGGAGGGGCAAGCCTCCCATAATTTTTCTAGCCTCATCATAGGGGATCCTTGCCCCCTCTTCTGTGGACAGAAAACGAGACAGAACCTCAACCAGTGTCCTAGCCTTATTGTCCAACAAGTCTAGGTATTCATCCACTGTGACATTCTCTTTGATGTCTTCTGTAGTCACTAATATTTTGTAGGTGTTTCCCATTTCTTTTTTTCTCCTTTATAGCCCTAGTCCAATGTATTTGTTCAGTAGGAAAATGACGATTGCGATGACTATCAGGGCAAGAATCACTCTCCCGAGAGGTGAAGGTAGCAAGGGTATGACATACCTATCCAGTAGCCATACGCATAGCACGACTACAACAAGGATAATTATCAGCTCGAGTAACATTTCTCCTCCTATCTCCTCCTAGGATCTTTATGGAACTGTTGCCAGTTCGCAAACGTCAATGATCTGCGCAAACTTAGAGGCTGTCGCATTGTAACGAGCCCTAAAGGTTCCTGTCACAATATCGTTGCCATCATCTTCATCAATCTTGCTGAACTTATCCCACTTTCCAGCTAGATTGATGAGCAGGGTTCTGAAGCTATAAGCTGTGCCAGGGGTGGTCAGGGCAGATCCTTCAAACTTCAGCTGGATCAATCTAGGAGTTTGAGCCTCCCAGTTGGCAATCTCTGCAATAGCCGTGCCGTCATACTCCAGCTTGACTTCCAAGGTTATCTCAGGCTTGGTCATTTTATTGAAGCTGAAATAGATCTGGCCATCAGCAGTCCATTTGGCTATCAGCCCTGTTTTCACTTTTAGAGAAGCCTCGAGGAGGGTATTTGATTTCTGGGTAGTGCCCCAAGTTCCACCGATAGCTTCAATGTATAACTTTCCCTTGCTGAAAAGAATATCATCCAGAGTAGGAACTGCAACGGCTGGGGTGAAGGTAGTATTGGTCAGCTGCCTGCCTTTCCAATCTCCCGACACCATCAAATTCTCCCCAGCCTTTCCCGAGAGCTCGAATGCCTCTACAAAAGAATACTCCATCTCTTGAGCTTGCTGGTTATCCCCTCCCTCAATGGTGTAGGTTTTCAGGGCATTGATGGCTGTGGTAGGAAAGTCATAGGTATAGATTTTCCCAGTTCCTACTCCATCAGCAGTAGGGGTTACAGTTTTGATGCCAGCTTCAAAAATATGGAGGAGCTGTTCAAAACTAGCCTCGATGGAATCAAACGTGATACCTGCAAACTTCTTGGGGATGGAGGTTCGATCTAGCCCACTGATGTAGCCGACATCCTCATCAGAGATTTTCACCTCCAAGAGGTTTTCGAGAGTTCCAATCCCTCGCCACATCGTGGTAGCCACTACAGCGGTGCCCGCAGTGACTTCTCTCCCCAGTTGGATCTTGCGCAAAGATTTTATACCAGGCATATCTCACCTCACTTGTTTTCAGATTTTGGAGTTAGGCTCTTGTTCGGGTGAGCCTCTAGCTCGGATTTTTCTTGAGTGAACTCAACATACAAGCCACTTTCCAGCAGCTTCTCTTTGCCAAAGAATTTCACCTCATCGGCAGTTAGATCTCTCGCAGGGATCCCGAACAGGAACCCCTCTCCAACCCATTTCAAACCTAGCTTTTCCATAGCTCCTCCTCTATAGATCCTTTATACCAATTTCAAAGCGATAGCCGATTGTTTCAATAGTAGCATAAGTCATCTTGCCAAACTCCCACTTGATGTCAGTGATATTCGAGATCGTGCCATTCAGGGTAGGGTTATTCTGTAGGATTGCAGCTATTTTCTCGAGGTAGGGCACTGACTCGAGTAGGATCTTTTCAGTCAGTGACTTACTACAGTGCACCTCCAAAAAGATGGTTGATAGCTTTTTTGTCCAGCCAGCATTGATCTCAATAGTTCCTACTCTAGGATATGAGATGGCAAATGGAAATTGCTGGGCACTATCCACGAGAACTTCAGGGGCATACTTTATACCCTGAACAGTTCTAACTAAAGTTTGGAGGGCAATAATAGTCTCATGCAATCCCATGTCATATAACCTTTCTGACGAACCCACCATCATCTAGGAGGCTCTCCACTTCTGGATCCAGCTTCTTAGTGAACCGCAATTGACTGAGCTCTATAATAACTCCAGTATCTGCAAAGCCCTGTTTTCCACGATGGAACCAGCGAGTGGATTGAATTATCGATGCCATGGTAATTGATTCAGGAGGGGTTTGGGAGAAGCCAAATTTGCTGGTGATCTTTATAGCCTTTGGATAGACTGGCCAAACCGCCCGAGTTCCATAGAGCCTATCAATATCCAATCTCCTGATTGGTTCTCCTCTTTGGATCGCATTCCATGGCCAAGTATGATAATCAGTAGCTGCCCAGGTTGTGTAGCTCGAGAGATCCCCATTCTCTGATACCTGTACTGTAGTAGGGGCAGCTGCCATTTCTCCAACCCAAAGCTCTAGCCCTCCTCCTCCTGAGAAGTATTCAATGCTATCGACATCAGCTGCAAAAGCTCCTGGCATTCTCCTGCAAAAGGTATCAATGGCACGGCTAGCCCTTTCGACCAAGATCCCCAGGAGATTGGTGTATTGCTCTCCCCAATCTTGATCAGGGAGGAGGATCTTTATATCATCAGGGGTGCAATAATTTTTAGGAGCCATGGCTATACCTTGTCCGAGTTCTTGACCAGATAATCATGGAATGAAGTTATCCCATCATCTGTTCCATAGGTAGCTTCAACAATCAGCCGTCTTGTTTCAGCCTGTTTCTCCTCTTTGATGAGGGTATTGGCTAGGATCCCCAGTGTCAATTCTATAGAAGCTGCTGGGGTAGGAAATGCAGTGGTGGTGATGATTACTGTGCCAGTTGCCAGATCAATCAACCTGTAATTTATAGCCGTTGGGATGGCAGGAGCTCCTAGCTTGTCCATAAAAGAAACAGTGATATAGCAAGTGGTTTTCTCTACAATCGCATTCATCCAAATAGCTCCTCTTTAGCTCTCTACAAAGGTTGTAGATCTCTCCCTAAAATTATACTGCTGGGCTCTCGTTATAGAGGTGGCAGACACAGATCTGCTAGAAAAATCAAACCTGATTTCAGCAATTCTAGCACCACCTGGCAGGAACTTTGTAAGATCCCCTATGAAGCTCAGTGCCCCAGCTAGGATCTTGCCTATCCTTTTGGAGAGCCCCCCAACAAATGATAGCCCTCCCTCTAGGAGCTTTGAAGTCTGCCTATCCAGAGATCCAGAAAACGAAACAGAGCCTCCCAAGGATTTCAGGATAGATCGAATAGAGGCTAGAGCCCCTGAGAAGGATAGAGCCCCTGTAAAGCTCTTGGAGGTTCGTTTGGCTAGATCTCCAGTGAATGATAGAGCTCCTGTCAAGATCTTGGTGACTAGCTTTTGGGAGGTTAGGGATCCAGTGAATGAAAGGGCTCCCACCAAAGATTTTAGAACTGCCCTGACTGAAGTCACGATCCCAGAAAATGACAGGGTTCCTGTAAAGCTCTTGTAGGTTCGTTTGCTCAGGGCTCCTGTAAAGGAGAGGATCCCAGCTAGAGCTTTCCCTGATTGCTGGGAGATCGATCCAGAGAATGAAAGGGCTCCTGTCAGGATCTTTACCACCAGCCTAATGGAACTCAGCAAACCTGAAAAAGATAGCCCACCAACAAGATTTTTAGAAGTTTGCTTCAGTAGGGTTGAGCTAGAGGAGAGGGATCCAGCTAGGTTCTTGTTAGGGAGCCTCCCTAGTGCCCCTAGGAATGACAGGGAGCCATCTAGGGATTTTAGGGATACCTTAGAGCCTATGAGAGTTCCAACACTGGTTAGGGTGGCTGTAAAGCTCTTAGAGCTCCTTTTTACAAGGGCTCCCGAGAATGAAAGGGCTCCTGTTAAGCTCCTTTCGATCCTCTTGACTAGAGCTCCTACAAACGATAGCCCTCCAGCTAGGATCTTGCCAGCCCTCTTGGCTAGAGCTCCCGCAGGGGTTATAGCTCCTGATACTGATTGGTTGAACTGGGTTCCTGAAGGGGCTGGCTTGACTAAGATCATGAAGCCAGCCATATCCTGAGCAGAACCGCTGACTGTGAGAGTTCTGTTCACTGATGAGGTTCCAGTTAGGAGCTCCCATGCAATCACACGATGAAGCTGGTTATCTGTTTGCTCAGTTACCTCTGTCAGACTTGCATCTTCTGTCCATGTCCTAGCTCCTCCTGATGCATCAACAGAGGCATGACATATCATTAGCATATTAGTATAGCCAGGGGTTATGTTTCCTACATTGATAGCATTAGATGAAGCATTAGCATGGCCAGAGCTATTTGGGGTTGAGTCTGATGAATCATGTCCATCTACTCTAGTAATATCAATAACCCAGTTACCTGCAGCTGAAAAAGTCCACGTGGGGGCCGAATCACCAGTGGCATAGTTCTTTTTATAGACCCAGGTTGCAAAATCAGCTGGGTTAGGATCTGCCTCAACCAGTGACCAGCCAGTTGGTACATTGGTTATAGTAGCTGAGGTGGAGTTATGAATGACAAAGGCTAGGAGGAGATCCCCATTAGCCACTCCTGCAGGGAATGAGCCCTCCCCAGTGGCATCAGTTCCTGTGGCATGGCTTACAGCTTGATACGCTACAGTCACTTTAGCTCCTTATAGGCAAAATCCTCAGCACAGCCTGGGATGAAAATTCCAGGCTGCGCAAAGGATATAAGCTAGGATCCTAACCACCACTATTGATAGTACAGGTATAGGTGAATTGGATCGAATCACCAGACGCAACGTTGATCGCTGTAAAGACAGATCGATCCCAAAGAGTTCCACCTCCAGTAGCTGCCTGGGTGAAAATCCCATGCTCAGTTATAGCTCCTGCCCCATCAAAAGTTGCAGTTCCTACTGTTCGCATTTGACTAGCTGTCGGCTGGCTTTTTGTGCCAGTAGCCCGAGTACTGTCAGGGTTCAGGATCGTGGTACTCTCTGTCCCAAGAGCCGTATCAGCTACATTCTCAGCGACAGAGCCAGTTCCACATCCATGGTAATTGAACAGGCTGAAGTCATTAGCTCCCCCATCCCAGTCATCAACTAGGAATGCCACTCCAGCATCAGTGACCAGCTTATGAGATAGGATCCCATAATTTACTCGAGAGCCATCAGCCTTTACAAGCACAGCCTTTAGTTCTGAAGTGATGGTCAAGATGCCAAAAGTTCTGGAGAGGAGTTTGGCCAGCCAGTATTGGATCCAGCCGATGATAAAGCTCCATCGGCTATAGTTCTTCAATCTCCAGCCAAGGTTAGCTTTAGGAGCCCTGATCACTTTGGTGACTAGCTCTCCTTTGAAGCCCACGGCAGAAGCCTTGTTCATGGATCACCTCCATTCTGGGAGTTTGGGGAGGCTATCTCTAGCCTCCCCTCCCCATCCTACTTGTATCTGCGCTCTGCCAGGAGATAGGCACCATACAGGAAGTTCGGGGTTGTACCCCCTACAGTTCCTACCGCACGGACATATCGCTTGTTGGTCATGAAATGGATCTCAGAATTGCCAGCTGCCGTCACCTGGACAAAAGTAGCTCCAGTGATATCGGTGTAGCCTGAGCCCAAGACATCACTTTCCTGCATTTTGACATCCAGGGTTGGAGTGGTTCCTGAGACAGTATTCACCCCAAGAAAAGCCTTCATTGATCTTTTCCCAGGATTGATATAGCCTTGGAGATCCACTCCCACACCGTTGGCATTCGCTGTACGAGCCAGCGGAGGGAAAAGCTCTTTTACATCTAATTGCGATTGCGTACTCATTATTCATCCTCCTCGTGGACAAAGTAGATCTAAGAGGTTTGCTCCTCCTCCCCAGGGGATAGGGAGGAGGAGCCCGATGCTAGCCAATAAGGCTAGGTGGAGATCTTTTGAGCTCTGAACCGCCACGGCTGAGCAACCTCACCACCGACACGCTTGCGCCCAAGAATAACGGTGATATTGGTCTCAGCATAGATCTCTGACAATCTCTGCAGGGAGAGCCCGATGCGATCCACGATGAAGTAGCCCGAGAAGTCACCAAAGAGGATGGGGTAGTCATTCCCAGCGATGTCAGGCATAAATTCATCGTACACTACAGGCTTGCCAAGCATGCTGTCCTGATCACCTGGGGAGGAGAGCCCTCCATTCGATGCATTCTGCATGCTGTCCCAGATATAACGAGAGTTGCCATCTTTCAGCTTGCGGGCAACTTTCGCTGTGCCTGAGTTCAGGAGCATCCGTGCATTTCTGCGGTATTGAGAGGGGAGCCCAAAGAACAGATCGATCAACCCATCGGCCAAGAGGGTTGTAGCGGAGCCCGAGACAACGGTGGGGATTTTCTCCCCAGTTTCTCCTACATCGATGCGGGTGACCAGACCCATCGGTTTGGCAACGCCATTTCCATTGATGAAGACATCATCCTCCCCTAGGGCAAAGGCTTCACCCAAGAGATCTGAGGAGATCCCCATCAGGTCAAAGGCACTGTCCTCTAGGACATCGTTGCTCAGAGGCATCGATGCCATAGCCGTATGGACAGGGATGGTGATCAGACCTGAGACTGGCTCAGTTACCCGATGGACAGTGGAGCTCGAGGGCACCTCTCCAGTCCAGGTCAAGCGCACGCCTGAGGTATATTTGTCATCAGTCGTGTAAACAATGCGAGGCCACTTCATCGCATCACGGCTGGTGGACATAACTCGGGCTAGAGCTCTGACCATTGCACTGGTGGCAGTTTTGCGAATGAGCTCTGTCTGATAGTCCTCTGGGACAAAGAAGCCCCCAGAGCTATCGATGCCCTCAGTGATCGTCTTGCGGTCAAGTGGGCCAAGCTGCTCCATGCCTTTGCGCATATAGCCTTCAAAGGCTCCTGGGTAGCCTTTCGACTGAACCGCCAAGGGCACGAGAAAACGAACCTGAACTTTTCTCCCTGTAGGGAGATCAACATCAACCTTGCGCCATGCGAGAGGATCCGCAGCAGGCATACCCTCGTTTGGCCCAGATTGACGCCACCCAAGATGGGCAGCTTTGGTGTCTGCGGGATCTCCTGAATAGGCTTCTCCATCGGAGATTTTTTCAGCCTGACTGATCTGAACTTTGATCACATCGGCTTCTCCTAGAAGTTTATCCACCTTTTCACTGAGCTCCTGAGTTAGGGGAGCCTGAGCCGTTGCAGACGCCATAATCGTTTTTGCTTCAGCAATCTTGCTTGCATAGGATTGCTTGAGCTCTTTCACTTTTGCGTCCATTCTACCTCCTTACAATTTTCCTTAGAATAGGTGAACTGGATCACGTTCCATGATCGCAATTCTTTTGTTCAATTGCTCGGTGAGTAGTGATAACGATTTTTCATCGTCATCGGCTGGCTCAGCACTCAGCAAAATATCTGACAATACCTGTAGGGCTCCTTTTAGCTTCTCGAGGTTCCTACTGGACAAAACCCTCCCCTCCTTATAGGAGAGGACATCGAATATCGTGGCTGCAGCTATTAGATCCACTGCCTTATACTCGGGAGCTTCTTTTTCAAACTGTTTGTAATGCGAGGCTAGATGATCATACACAGATCTCCTAGCATCAGAGGGGATCCCTAGCCCTCCTTTAGTAGCCCCCATCAGAGCTCCCATGGCAGATTTTGTACCTGCCCAGATAGCTGGCCCAATGCCTGACTTAGAAGCTTGATGATGCGGGAGCTTCAAATCCCCAAAGCTCTCGGGGGGCATCTGCTCAGCATAGGCAAAGTGGGCAGCAATTCTTTTCTTTTCTTGATCAGTAAGATCTCCCCAGTCAGCATCAGTGAAGTCATCTAGGGAGGGGGATGACCAAGAGGATCCCTCTGATGCAATTCCAGTATCCTTATAAGGAACTGCACTATGGAGAGCCTTAGAGGATGCCAAGGTGAGGGCATTCATCCCCCAAATTACATCGGATGTTTCCCAGAGCCGTAATTCATTCAGTTCACGAACCATAACCCCAGTTGTCTTATCCTCCACATAGGAGAACTTCACTGGATCGAATGCAAAAGACATTTCAGTGATCGCTCCCTTTTTGATACCCTCGAGGATCTCATCCCCTCTAGGTGTCTCGAGGTATTTGCGAGTGACCATAAGCCCCCCAGTGACTTCAGGGATAGCTTCTGTAATATCCTTGGGGAGCCCCTCCTTGCGAACCTCCTCAATGTTAGTGATGACAGCCGTTGGAGGGGCAAAATAATCGTGCTGCCATAGGTGTTTCAGTCGTCTCTGATTTTCCTTCAATGTCTTCTTGAAGGCTCCTATATGGATGCGGTCATTGCCACTATCGATATTGCCGAATACAGCTGCAATACCTTTGACCGATCTCTCATCTAGGATCTCTGGCTGGTTAGGTGTAACTTTGTACTCCATGAATCACCTCACTCTTAGAATTATAAGGTTGAAAGTGGGCTTTTCCCAGTGTCAGGATCTATTTTAGGGCTATTCTATTTGAAAAAATCAACGATCATTCCATCTACAGCCTTTTTGTAAATATCATATATTTTCTTCATGTTTCGATCTAGGAGATCTTGCAGGGTGTACCAGAGCCCTGAATGGTATTGCGATTGAGGGCCACGATTGCCTTGGATCCCATCAACCTTATCCCGAGAGATAACCCAAGGGGCATACACCATCTTCGTGCCAATAACTCCTACATAAGTCAAGTGAAAATCCCCTGCCCCTGCAGCCCTAACCTCCTTAGTGATCGATCTCCCGAGTTGAGCAGTCCTGCGGTAGGGCACTTCCATTTTCCCCTCTGCTATACTAGCCTTCACGAAAAGGGCTTGCTTGGCTGACTTGAAAGGATAGGGCTTGCCTGAGGCTGGAGGGTATGCAGGGATCTCGCTGTGGAGAAAATTAGTAGCCTCGTATGTAGCTTTGATCATATGATCTCGAGCTACATGTTGGAACTTAGTTAGATCTTTGTTATACCTAACTTGAAAGTCAAAGATCTTGCTCATTTCATTTTCCCTTTTCTAGCCTTTTTCTGTCTAGCCCTCTCGAGCTTCAAAGCCTCCCGATGAGCACGATCCTCCCCCTCCCTAGCTCCTGGGATCATTTTCAGCCAGTCAGCATCTTCATCACTAGTGGAGAGCTCCTCCACGATCAATTTGCCATCTACAATTTTTGCTTTCATAGCTCCTCCTATCTCACCGTGGCAGTTATAAGATCATCGACTGTTCCACCACTGATAACAAACTCCCATTCATTCAAACAGCCAAATCCAGTCCTGGCAGTTCCAATAACCCTATTGGCAGGCATTATGGCCTCCATCACCACACCGTTGTACCCAGCGAACCTCTCAGCAATAGAAGCCTCTACAGTCCAGCTCTCAGCTGCATTGGCAACTTCATCTATGCCCAGCATCATTTTATTTGGGCTGTTAGCAATCGCTGAATGTAGGGTAGGATCTACACTGACCCCTCTCCAAACGTGAACTTGGGTTATGCCTGCAGCCTTTAGCTCCTCCTGCGTATATTGGTACATTGCCTTTATGACGTCATCCACTACTTCATCAGAGTTCTGATACCCTAGTACAAGGAACTCATCCCATAGGGTCATATCTGATTTTTCAAAAATGCTAAGGCTTTGTCTGGGTATTTTCCCTCCCCTAGACCTGATGATCAGTTCATCTGCCATCCTCTGTTCTTGCCATGGGGATAGCTTTGTCCCCAAAACCTTTGCTGTTCGAGCTTGGATCTGGAGGGATGCATAGGCATTATCGTTTGAAGTATTTGCCCATTGATGAACAAAATCATTTAGAGCAGTATAACTGACTTTGGTTCTGGAGGAGAGCTCTTGGATGAGCTTATCTTTAGATGCCCCTCGAGCAGAATAGCTTTCAACATCATCTCCTCTTTTTATGAACTCCCTACCTTGCCTGATGATATCACTGGGCACTGTCCTAGGATTTTTTGTAGCCCTATCCATTTTAGGAGGCCATGGGTCAGAGGGATTGATAGGATCTGGGGGCACTGAAGTAGTGCGCATAGAGGATCCTGGCACGACAGGGAGGAGATAGCATCGACATCTCGGATGGGCAGGTGGGCCATCTATCGGCTGATCATCAAAATCCTCCCAGCCTCCATCTAGCCCTCCCACCATTTGCTGATCTCGTGGCCCGCAAATATCGCAAACGAGTTCATCGACTGCAGTCATCCAGCGTCTGCCTTTTATCGATCCTGCATAGGCTTCATTCCTCCATATAAGGAGATTGCCCTCAGCATAGGCTTTTGTAACCTCTGTGGAGGCTATGAGCTCTGCTCTCTCAGGGCTGAATTTTAGGGCTAGCCTATCCTCTAGAGCTTGGAGGGGATCCCCAGACTGGATCCACTGCGATGTCTCACTTTGAACATATTTTACCAGGTCATCAGTTATGCCTTTTATAAGAGTTCCAGCTTGATGTTCAGCATAGCCCATGGCAAACTGGTGGAGTAGATCGAATGATAGCCCTCCAGTGACTACAGCTGGGGATGGCTTATAGAGGAGATCCAGAGCCGATTGAGCCTCAATCTCCCCTTGGAATGCTGCTGCCATCTCCTGAGGGAAAACAACCTCCCAGAGCTTCTCAGTGAAGATGTCTAGATAGGATGCCTCAAAGGGCTGGAACTCTACAAGCTCCCTTTTCTCCTCAGGCTTTTTCTTTGCCATTCTCCCTCTCCTTTAGGGCAGCTTGTACGTCTGGATGTCGCTGGATCTGATCCATGGCTCCCTTTAGCTGGTATTTGAAAAATGACTCGAGATCCCTCTGGAGCATTCGCTCTAGCTTCTCCCTTGTTTCTTTGTCGATGGGGTTGCCTGATTTTTCTCCTGATCGTAGTGCTTTTTCAACCACTTGATTTTCATCTTCTTGCGTTGAGTTTTCATTGGCTTCATCAGGATCTTTGTCACCCTCCTCCTCCACTGGCTTTTCAACAGGCTCTGGCTTTACAGCTTGTTGAGCTCCTCCCTCCCCAGGTGTGTGCTCCAAAGGCACTTCCATAAGGTTGAGCATCCGCAAGAAAACATCTCCAGATCTAACTGCGGCAAGGCCAATCTCTTTTCGATATTCATTGACCGTGATACCACCCATTCTCAAACCGTTGTTAGCTTTTTCCCAGACAATGAGCCTCTCCTCCCGCAGGGCTGGAACCTCACTGAAATCCCAGTGCCCCTCTAAGTTGGAGTCACCAAATTCAGGTATCAGCTGGTTGTCGATGACGTCATTGAAGTTCTGGTAGATGGGCACCAGGGTATCCTCCCACCAAGCCAGTCTAGCCTCCTTATAGTTAGCAAAGGTGGATCGATCTAGCCCCACTTTTGCCCCTACGATAATAGGAGGCACTCGCATTGTAGCACAGATCCTAGCCTCATTCCTCGAGTCAAGAGTTGAGAACCCCATTTCCTCAAAAGTGGATCCTGTCTTTTGATACTCAGCGTCACGATCCAGAACCGCTGGTGCGCTCCAGTTCCTAGCCCCTCCATATCGATCTGCCCACTTGCGCCTGATCTCTTCTGCCTCAGCATCACGGAGCCTCTGAGTGGTTTTGATAATACCTGGGGGAGCTCCTCCCTCTTGGAAAAAGGTTTTGATGTAATCGGTGGAGGTATTATCGATCTCCACGATCCTAGCAGCTACAGCGACTGGAGGCCACGTGTGGAAAAGGTTCAAAGGATCGAATAGCTTGAAATCAAGCACATCTCCCCTATCCAAGAATACAGGGGGCAGCCCAGGAACCGTGTACTGATAGGCTGCGATCATCTGAGTTGAACTCGGGATAGGATTGACCCAATCTGGGCGCAGTGGCCATAGGGCTATAACGTTGCCAGCGTTATCCCTTTGCTTCTCGAATATAGCCCTGCCAGCTAGCTCCTGATAAATGATGATCGATGACCAGAAGTCATACTCACTCATAAAGGGGTTAGGCTTTTTGAGGAGCCTCGCAAGAGGATGGTTCCTATCCCTGATCATCTCCTCCTTAGAGGTATTGTAGGGCTTCAAACGAACCTGACTGGCTGTACTAGCCTTTGCCGAGATACAGGCAAAGATCAGTTCATTCTTGCGCCACGCCTGACGAACCAGGCTCTCAAAATTGACGTCAGCATAGATTGGCCTCCCCTCTTTCCAAGTCTCAACTAGAGTGACCATAGTCTTGAGGCCAGCTATCTGAATTGCAGCTCGTTGGATGAAATTCAGCTTGCTCATACGTATATACCTCCATGTTTCCTATCATAGCTATTGGCATACATTGTCGCATATCTAGTAGGATCCATCCCATGGTCATCTTTTTTGACAGGGATCTCTTTTTTGTTTTTATCGCTCCAAACATACGTCTCAAATTCACCCTCAGTATTTACAGGGCTATAATTTTCAACAAGATCATGATCTGTCTCAACTAGGCTATCCCGCATAAGGAAAAGGGATCTAGCCTTCAATCGATCCTTTACAGCTTGGATCCCTACAGTAACTGCCTTTTCAGCAGGGATGGTTGGCCCAATTCCATTCTCCTCTAGGGTAGCACGATCCTCAGCATCCCAGTCACAAACCCAAGCCTCTATTTGCTCCTCCCCAGTTAGCTTGAGGATCTTTTCAGCATGAACTTTGACTGTCCTGCGGGTCATATAGATCTCCCTATACCTGTACATGTTGTCATCAGGGGAGATAGCCCACCATTGAGCTACAAACGGATTGGTGTACCCAAAATCGACTGCAATGAACCTCCTCCACTCGGGAGGTATTTTGAACCTATCTACTAGATGGATGGCTGGATCGTATTCATCATACACGAGCCCTTCAGCACTGACCCACATCCCCAGTCTGAGCCTTTTATAACGAACCCCAGAGAGGTTATCTAGCTTTGCCAAATAGGCTAGCCCTCGAGCTGTCCAAGTATTTGTCTTGTGATCGAATAGGATGGGGTTATCCTCATGCCTACTCTGCAATAATTTCAAAGTGCCCTGATCTCTCCTGTTCAGGATCCAGTGGGAGCTTGGCCCAGGGTTGCAATCTCCAAATACCTGGTTGTAAGGCATGACGCCATTCCTAGCCCGAGTTGTTAGATCCTCCCAGTCCTCCTGTGTAGCCTCTGTAGCCTCTTGAACATAGATAATATCATAATCCGTGGACATAATCTTAGAGCTCTTGTCCAAACCCCCTACGACAAGGACAGAGCCGTTGCTGAACTCATAATGCTGCTCTTGGGTTCTCCAGCGAACCGTGCCATTAGAGGGCACCACGTGTTTCTCAAAAGTCACCATGCCAGATTGCGTCAGGCTCTCCCTCGTTTTCCTGACCATAAGCCCTCGCATGCCAGGGTATTTTAGCCCGCAGATGTACAGCTTCTCGAGGCAACCCCTAGACTTGCCAGTGCCTGCTGGGCCATCGATGATGAACTCGGGATCGTGCAACCTGAACACCTCCCGAGAAGCCCCAAATGGTTCATAGGGCTTGCTCTCGGGAGGAGCCTCTAGAATATTCGGGAGGATCTTATTGCTGCGGGTTACAACCTCAAAATTGCTCATATTTCATCAGGGTTGACGCCTGCATAGATCTTGACCAGATTGACGTTTGCCACCAAGGGGCTATTCGGGAACACTGGGCCATCAACGTGACTATGGACAAACTTCACTAGCTCTGTCCACTGCTTGACATCCCTGATGGATAGCTTCTCTCCAGTGGCAGTCAGTGTCTCACCATTCACGATAAGATCAAAAACCATGGCGGACATAGATCTGGCATAAGTCATCCGTTTGCCAAACCCCATATGGAACCCAGACTGCCTCCCTCTGCGCTCTAGATTGCTGGCAAACTTTCTGGGGGCATTCTTCTTGTTGCGAAAGGGTCTGGCAGAGGATCCTGTGACAATCTCTCCTCCTCCTACATAATTGGCAATCGCATTTTCGTGGTCAATAGCCTCACTCATGATGCTTTTTCCTTTCCAAGCGAAAAGTCAGCCCCCTCTCGAGGGCTGACTTTATTATACTTCTCGCAGGGGTTTTCTCAGTCCTCAGCAGGAGCTTTTTCAGCCTGGATCTTTTTCAATCCAGCAGCGATTTTGGATCTGACATCCTTAGAAACAGGAACCCCACCGATGATCACGGTCTCAGGCTTTTCTGAGGGGCTAGCCACTGTGCTAGGAGCCTTTTTAGTGGGCTTTTTCGCAGCAGGAGGGGTTTTGGTAGCCTGGGCAGGGGTTTTCGAGCCCTTAGAGGAGCCCGACTGGCTAGGGCTGGATTTTACGGCTGCCTGAGGGGCAACTTTCCCCTTAGAGGCTGGTTTGGAGGGGGCAACGACTTTGGCAGGAGCCTTAGAGGTAGCCTTGGCAGGAACCTTGGTGGCTTTGCCGACTGGGCGATCATTGGCAGGAGCCTTTTTCGCAGGAGCCTCTTTGCCATGGGTTTTCTTGGCAGGAGCCTTGGCCACTTTAGGAGCCTTGGGGGCAACGGTGCGCTCGAGGTTGCGAACCAGCTCGAGGTTCTTTTTGTTCACCGCTGCCTGAGGCACAAACCATTTATTGTTGAAGATGACTGCCCTGAAGTCATCCGTGATAGGGATCCCAAAGCCACGATTGCCACCGCAAGCCTTGTGCCAGAACCGCCCTGCGGGGATCCCAGCCTCCTTTACAATCTCGAGAGCCTGGGCTAGAGGGAGATAGCCCTTTGGGACAACCTCCACGCTGCGGGCAGCTTTGGTAGCCTCAGGATCTACTCCTCCCGAATAACGAGCCTCGCACTCTGGGCCAATTCCCTTTTGGATTGATTCAGGGAGGGTCAACTCCTTGCCACAGATGCGGCAGGTGGGGCTTACACTTTTGGGGGTCACAGCTTTTGCGTTCATTTCAGTTCCTTTCATTGGGACAATATGAGGGTGGGTGATTTTCAGTTCTTTTTGAAAGTATTTGTCTCGAGTAGGGTTTTGATTTTCCAGGCGTCTGGCATAACCTCCTTTTTGTGCAGCCGATTGACCAGATAATTGATGCGCACCTGATCTCGTTCATTTTGGGTAGCTTGGGCTAGATCTCGAGCCCCTATTTGAACATGAGCATCCAGCCAGGAATGAGTGGGAGCCCTCGAGCTATCTAAGTGGGTGAAGACAAACTTGAAGATTTTCATGACTTCACCTGTACTCGGGGATCCTGGGAGGAGGACACAAACCCCTGAATTTGATGACGATCATGCAGAACCAAGCCATGGGAGCTCGTGTGGACATGAACACCGCAAGTCAGGCATTCAAAAAAGTTAGCTCCCAAAAAGGTTCCACACTCCCGATGCTCATCATTCAACTCCCGCATAATCTTGCGCTGGCTAGCCTCGGACACTTTGCTGAATTTTTCTACTATTGTAGCGTGAGACATTTTAGTCAACCTTTCCCTGCGTTATGACAGGCAATCCCTCTATATCGATGCGATACCAAGCCATGGCTCCCAATCTCAATCCGTGCCATTCCTTGCGGGAGATCAGGTCAACCCAAGTGCCTGGTTGAGATAAGTACTGGAGGACAAAATGAAAAGCTCCTGCCACTTTTCGCTTTACAACACGGTGGCTGTCGCTCATTTCCCCCTCCTATAGCTCGAGTTCCTTTTGACGTCAGCTACAACGTCAACGACAAGAGCCTCTGCAGCGTCATCAATCGCCTGACCAGGCTCCGTGAGGGTATTGATCGCAGTTCCCAGGCAGGAGAGGATATTTTGGGCAGTGGGGGTTAGGCTCCTATCCTGCGAGGCTGTCCAGAGCATATTGCGGATGAGACAAACCGTGTGGCGGTCTAGCTCGTTGATTTGTAAAGTTCTGGATCCATCTAGGTGTAAGATCTCTTGGGACATTTTGGGCTCCTATTTTAGGGTTGTACCTCTTGGAGGGCTATCGCCCTCAACATTTATCTTACTACAAGCTGTCAGGAAAGTAAAGCATTTTGGGTAATGAATTTCAACTGAATTTTCGACTTGCCCACCCGAGTTGACGGATCTGGGAGCCCTGGTGGGGGTAGAAAATCTTGGGTGTCTTCTCAAAGCAAGTGATGCACACTCCTTTATAAGGGGAGAAGCAAAACCTCTGGCAATCGGTGCACAACGTCAGGAACCAATCCCAGTGAACAAAACATTGAGCAGCCTCCTGATAATCGGCTATCTGATAATAGGCTCCTCTACAGGCAGGGCATCGGACAGTGGGGATCCTAGGCATGGCAGCCTCCATGGGTAATGTAGGGTTGAATATTTTTGGTGTGTGGCTTTTCCATAGGGCATCTCCTCTCCCCCATCCTCAGCCAGAAATCAGGATACCCCCCTCCCCTATGCATAGATTTCAAGTACACATTACCCTCTACACCCCCCATGGATACAATTTTAGGGCTCGAGATCCTCCTCGAGCTAGGTTTTACAAGGTATAGCCCCCCTTTTGCAGGGTGTAATGTAGGGGGTAATGCATAGGATAAGGAGGAGGAGCCCTCTAGAATAGAGGATCCTACCCACTTCAAGAGAAACATTTTGTCGAAAAGCCATGTGCTATGCATAAAACACCTTGACAGAATGTACCAAAATCTATGCATAGAATTTACATCCGCTGAGAAAATGGGTGTTTTTATGACATTTTCCCCAAAAAACACATGAGAAAATGGGCATCTCGAAAAGGCTGGAGGAGGATCCGCTGACAACGATGTCGAGAAACAGGGTGTTTTTAGCCGTAAAATTGGAAAACGATGCCAAGCTCCCTCTAGCCTCCAGCCTCCAGCCCTTTTTCCAAACTTTTTATAGCAAAATAAGGATATTTTTAGTATATAGAAAGATGAAAAACACACTGGAGGCTGGAGGGCTGGAGGGAAGTTGACATTTTCCCACGATTTTAGCCGTAAAATACACACTTTTCTCTCCATCGTTGTCAAGATGCAAAAAGAGGGCTGGAGGTAATTTGACATCTTCTCCAGCCCTCCCACATAATTAGGCTTCTAGATCCTCTTTGGTGGTTAGATCGTTAGCTCTTTTATAGCTATTTACAATGAGTTTAGCCACCAAAAGTAGATCAACATCAGAATTGAGCTCCCTAGTAGCCCTGGTCAACAGTGCATTATACCCAACAACATCATGATTAGCACGAGCAACCCCCTCTACAACCTCCCTGACCCACAGCCTCGCAATCAGGAGAAGCTCGAATGGCCTCCATAGGGTAACCAGATCCTGATTATAGAGCTTGAGCCACAGGATCTCGAGATCTGTAGAGGGTTCTCTCCACATTATCCTGAATTTTCTGATCGCTGATAGCTTTTTGGTGAAAGGGATGAGGTGTTCTACCACTTTATCATAAGCCAATTCAGAAATTCCATGGGTTTGGAGGATCCCGATGTTTTTCATTACTCTTGCGAGGGCTCGAGCCTCATCTTCACTGGCATTGAGTTCTCCTTTTATGTCTGCGACAATACGATCCATTACCTCTTGCTCACGAGGATCCGTGCGCAGCCTGGACATCAAGCCCTCAAATTCTTGCCCGAGATCTCCTCCTAGATCCTGTAGCCCTTTGAAAATGTCATCCATGTTCATTTTGTGCCTCCTTTAGGGTGTTTTGCCTGGATAGGATCGAAATAGATCCAAAATTCACGAGTTAGGAACCAGCCGTGGAACCCATTATCAAATGCCATCAGGATCCTCTTAGAGGTTATCCTGTTCACCATAGCCCGAGCTGGGCTGATTTTGTGTTTATACCATTTTCCGAGCTCTATTTTAGCCATTTTTGTCCTCTTTCAGGTTGAATTTTATGAATATCTCCTTAGATTGCGCTTCTGCCATTTTCCAGTTATACAGGGCTAGGGAGAAGCCACAGCTGCAAGATTGATGTCGATAGACTAGGCAGTTCTCCCGATGGGAGGAGAAGTTGAGAATGATGGCCTCTGCTGTCTCCATCCAGGTGGCCAAGGCATCAAAGATTTTGTCCACCTCCTCTTCCATCTCTAGCCTCCTGCTGAGAAAACGACAACAGCCGTGGTGATAAGTATGGCCAAGGTTAGCAGGGCTAGGAGGATCGTGCACCCGAGCAAAGATTGTGCCCTGTCTAGAGCCTTGTTTTCCTTTAGCTCCTCTAGGGAGCTCGAGATAGGTTCTCCCCAAGGCTCTGAGCTCAGGGGATGGAGGTAGGGGAGATCCCCCCCAGTGATTTTAGGCTTGAATGCCTCTTCCATTTTCTTGATCTCTTCTGTTTTCATTTTAGATCTCCTTTAGTAGGGGGCAGGGGTTGGGGGAGGGGGCAAAGTGGGTAAAATCGTTGGGCTAGGGAGGCTAGGGGCTCCTAGGGTGGGTGTAGGGAAAGTAGGGGCAGGGTATCCAACCCAGGGAGGAGGATAAGCATCGAAAGGTGCGGGGTAGGGATAAGGGGCTGGATAGGCATCGTAGGGAGCTGGATAAGAGATCTCTAGCTCCTCCTGTACTGGGGGCTTGGGGGGCTTCACCCAGTGCTGCGGATCCTCCAAGATAGGAAACATGAATATAGCCAGCAGGAGCAAAATAGCTCCAATTCTCAACCACTTTTTATAGCCTTTAGGAAACATTGTCAATCTCCTCTTTGGGATCCTCTAGGATCCGCACGAAACATTGATGCGGGAGAGGCAGTGGGTGAGGGGTGTAGTCTAGATCGTAGAATACTACAGGGATGCCCCTTTTAGCTGCCTCCAGCGATAAGGTCACGCAATGGGCGTGGCAGACGTACAAGATCTTGTTCTTTGTGCCCCTGAACCAAAAGGCTATAGGGTAGGGGCACTGTTTTACATTACTCTCCTCAGCCTTTGTCATTCTTCACCTCCTCCCTCATTGTTCATCTCAAGATCCCCAAAGCAAAAATCAATATACCCAATATATTCATCCTCTCTGGTGATTGACAAATTCTCAACCCCATTAGGGATTACAATATCATTCGGGTCTAGCTTGGCCAGTATATCCTGGAGCTCATGTACAAATAGCCAGTGAGCTATCCTGCCCATCCCTGGGGCTTCATCTGCCTTTTCATCTTTGCTACTTCTTTTCTCCATTCTTCACCTCCTCTTTTTGATATCTGGCAAGAACCTCCTTGGCATCGTGGACAAAAGTAGTGTAGAGCCTCTTGAAATCAGCCCTCCCAAAATAGAAGTGGGAGGCTATTTTGAGCAACACCTCTTTATAGGCTATTCTCTCGTGATCAGCCCGAATAAAAGAGGCTTGGAACCTGCGCATATCTTTATAGTCATTACTTTGTACTGTAGTCAATGCTGCGTATTGCTCAGCGATGCGCCTCACCTCTTTTCTGAAAAATTCAGCATTACCCTCTACAATATTGTAGGCAGCAGTGATGCGATTGACCTCTATCTCATTCCTATCTCGAGCCTGCAGCAAAAGCATATGTAGCCTGTCATTCTCTGCCTCTAGGAACTGGATCTTGGTGTGCAAGGCTCCAAATTCTTGGTCTATCTCTCCTGGGGTCATTTTGGGGTCTAGCTTGGACATTTTAGCCATCCTTTCCATTATCCTTTAGCTGAGGAAAAGATATAAAGTGGTCATCTTTTCCCCTGCTTTTATTATACGACTTTTCGAACACAGCTCCTAGCTCTGCCCGCAAATAATCCCGCATAGCCGATACATGGCTCCAAAGGGCTTGCGGGGTGCTCCACCGCCATGGATGTTTCCTGAGAGCAGCGATAGGTTGGAGAGCCTGCATTAGTTCTCCAGCCGTATGCCTCTCTGCAGCCTCCTGCGGGTGGGTTCTCATCCATTCCTCTATGATAGGAGCCACGTTATATTCACTCCTGGCTAGAGCTTGCATCTGGGAGGATCCTAGGGCTTTTAGGCCATGCTCTAGAATATTCTGGTCAACAACTCCTGTCTTCATTATCATCTTACAGAATATCACGAAGTCAGCCAAGCGCATAGGGGAGAGGAGTTGCTCCTTGGATGGAACTCTAAGGGCAGCTACTAGGGTATTCAGCTTTATAAGGAGATCCCCCCAGATAGCTGCGGCATTGCGCTGGATCCTTTTCTTGAAATCATGCTCGGGTATAAAGCTAGTCAACCTCTGGAGATCTAGCACGAGCAGCCGGCTGATCAGTGTCTCATCAGGGAAAGGCATTTGGACAGCGGTGAGAATAACGAAACAATCTGGCCTTATCCTGTAGATCTCGTTATCCTTGTATAACTTTCTGAGCTCTATATTTGCTCCTGTCGATATTAGGTTGAGGCTATCTACCATCCACCTTGCTCCTGATCGCTCTAGGTTGTCGAGAACCACTAGGTGATGTGCAGCGATAGAAGCCCTCCAACTATCAGGTTTGTCACTGACTGCCTGTGTTACCTCCTCTCCTAGCCCCTCTAGGATGCGTAGGATCCTGCGGGCAGCCGTTGTTTTCCCACTTCCTGCCTCTCCTAGGAGGGCTAGGATAGGTTTGGTGGGTAGGATCTCTTTGAAAAAGGTTGCTAGGAGCCAAGCCTTCAGGAGCTCCTTTTGCTTCTCGGGAGAGATAGGAGCCTTATCACTTTCGATGAAATTCAGGTCATCGACCAAGAATTTCCAAGCATTTTTAGGCTCCTCAAAATTAGGCTCTGGGATCTCTGCCCCAGTCTCATTGGTGTAAAATATATACCCGCAGTCACCGTTGTATTCAATCGTTATCTCTTTTCCATCTAATATGTACACCTCCTCTCCTCCTAGGTTGACAAATAGCCGATGCCCATCCCAAACAGATCTCCTCTTGAGCTCTATAATCTTGCCCTCAGCTAGAGACATCCGATTGATACCCTCATAGACCTGCCTGTAAAAAGGATCTGCTATATTCAGGTGATATTCGTGATACATTTTTGTAGCCCAAATTTCACTATTGATTCTAGTCAATAGGTGGCTCTCGTTGTCAAACCAATAGGATCTCCCCTCTATAGGCTGGAGCAGGAACCTCCCTCTGTCTGCTAGATCACTCCAGATCAGCTTGATTATAGATCCTACTTTGATCCAGCTATCTCCTTTCGAGAGCCTGATCTTTTCTACTTGCCTGATTATGGAGGGCTCCGCAAGTTCTGGGATTATTCGGGTTAGGAGCACCATTGTAGCTCCTGGCAACATTTCCCCTAGCCTCGAATAACCAGCGACTGCATCCCCTCGAGCCACCTTTTTGTAGGTGTCCTCCACTGTCTTTATTCGATCCTCAATCTCAGGATCTCCTGCGACTTGGCCAACCCGCATTATTAGATCCTTGGCAAGATCCATGGAGATCCCGATGCTTGCCATATAGCCAGCTAGGAAAAGCCCTAGCTGATGCCTCTTACCCTCCACCCACTGTTCGGCTATAAGTTGGACAATGATCTCTGTCTTTTCTGTCTTCTCCTCCTTTAGGCTATACACCTCCTCTAGGGAGGCTCTGTAGTCTAGGAGCTCCTCTGGATCGATAATTGCCCCCTCCTCAAATCCATTGTAGGGATCGACAAAACAGGATCGATTATGAGATTTTGGGTGGATCCCTAGGGGGATCTTGATACAATTACCAATCGCTTTGCGCTTTTCGCTTGTTTTCCCTAGCTTGTCCTGTTTAGGGTATGCCTCTACATGCCCCACTTTTCCAGGCTGTTCACTTTTAGGGAGCCCTGCCTTTTCTCGGACATATTCGGCTATCATCTTAGCATGAGCAGCTGGCATAGGCTTCTCTAGGAAAAGAAAAATATGATAGCCTTTCCCTCCACTGAACTCCACGACATAGGGGAGATCCTCAATGTACTTTAGGAGCTCGAGAGTTATAGCTCGAGCCCCCTCCATATCGCCTGCAGCATCGATGTCCCACCCAAGCCACTTTACAGAATTTTCCTCATGATCTAGAGGATAGCTGGCCAGGGTCATAGTTCCTTTTAGGTGCTGGGCTAGGAGCTTCTCGTTGAGAGGCTCCATCGCTGGATCGTACCAGACGTTGCCTGTTTCACTCCCTATCTTGCCAACTCCATAATAGGGGTTGCCTCCAAAGATGTCCAAAAGCTGTTTTGCAATACCCATGGCAAACTCCTATTGATAAACAATTTCTGAGTATTTGGTTTTCTGGGTCTGTCCTAGCTTGATCATATCTCCATAGTTATCCCCTACCTTAGCATCAGTCAAGAATGGGATCCCAAAGAGATCTTCAACCTCCATTATCTTGGAGATAGCTCGAGCTGTTTCCTCAACTCCCTCCTCCACCACTTCTATAAGGAGCTCATCGTGGACATAGCTAACGATCCTAGCAAACCCCTCCTCCTTAGAGGAGATCCAGTGATCAGCCCTGATCGCAGCTATCGACAAAACGTCTGCGCAACCTCCTTGGATAAGGGCATTAGCTCCCTTATACATTTCCATAGGGTTCTCTTCACGCCAATATCGCCCTGACCAATATCGCAGGTAGCCTCCCTTTTTGCATTCCTCCTGAACAGCCTTTAGCCAAGGTTTGATCGTTGGAAAGGTTTTCCAATAATCCCCAGTTAGCTTCTGGGCTTGTTCCATCGTCATATTCAATCTGAACCGCAGGGAGCCCATGGTCATTCCATAGATCAAGCCAAACGAGATCGATTTTGCCCACTCCCGATGAACCTCATCCCTTTTGCCCCAGCATTGCTCGGCAACGTCAGCATGGACATCCCTCCCAGAGGCTAGGCTTTTCACCATAAAGGGATCTCCTGAGAGGATCCCGAACATCCTCATCTCCATCTGCTTATAGTCGATTGAGAGGATCTTGTATCCAGGTCTGGCTATAAAGCCTCTCCTGAGATTGAAGATCCCAGTGCGCTCCTCCATCTCTCCCGAGTGCGCTTGGCCAATGAATCTGGTTCTATACTCAGAGGCTATATTTTGCAAATTAGGATCTCCACAACTCAGCCTCCCTGTCCGAGTTCCAGTCAGTTTGAAGCTCGCATGGATAACATTATCCTTTGTATCTACTAGCTTGAGCCACTTCTTGACTGTATTCTGGAGGAGGGCTGTTTCCCTTAGAGTAGCCACTAGCTCCCCTAGGGGGTGATTGGCTTTTTCTGTCAGGATGAAAGTGCTGGTGAGGAACTTATTGTACTTGCCTGCCTCTGGGTGACGGCTGATATCTACTCCAGCTACAATGAAGGGGTTGATGGGTCTTGGGAACCCGAGATTTTCATAGAGGGCTGCCGATAGCTGCTGATGAGATCTCCAGTTGAAGTTATAGCCGACAGCATCGAATAATTGTTGCTCTTGGATCTTTTTGACTTTTTCGAGCTCGACAACAACCTCCTCCATAACCTTGGTATTGATTTTCCAGCCACCCCTCTCTGTCTTCCATACAACCCTGAAAAATGTCATCTCCTTTGCAAACATACTTACAAGCTGCTCCTCCTCTAGCTTTGCCCAGAGAGTGGTGAACAGCTGATAAGTCACTACGCAGTCATTCACGCAGTAGGGAGCCACAATCTCCAGTGGCCAATCCCATATCTTTTTCCTAGGAGGAGCTTGCGCTACATGTTGCCTTTTCGAGTTTGACCCCAGGAAAACCTTTTCAGCTTCTGCGAGGCTTTTCTTATATCGGCTATCAATAAGATGAACCATTATCATCGTATCAGCCAGTTGCCATTTCACCTTTCCTAGATCGATCCCTAGGAAATGCAGGTCAAATTTTAGGTTATGCCCGATGACCCATGTATCCTCTCCCCAGGCTCTAGCATATCGCCTGATGCGGATCATGTCATTATTTGTCTTGATAGGAATGTAGCCTGTAACCCCTCTAGAGGGGCAGTGAACTCCTAGCCCGATGGGTTTGTTGACCCACCAGAATAATCCGTTTGTTTCAAAGTCAATAACGACAGGAGCTCCATCGCACTTGGCTAGCTCCTCAGCCTCTATTAGAGGCAGCTTGGCTATCAATTGTTTCTTGGCCATGGAGGAGCTCCTTTTTGGGTTCGTGCATATTCATCCAATGAACCTCATAGAGCCTCCAGAACTGGCCACAATCCTTACAGATTATGCCATCTAGGTGGAGCTCCATATTGGTTGACTGACATTGAGGACATCTAAGGTATATCATACTTCACCTCTTAGTAGATCCTCCTGAGTTACATAGGGGAGGTTCCATTCATCTCGAGCTATCTCTGAGATAGCTTTGCCTCTCCAGCGACAAGCACGATCAATAGAAGCATGGAACCCGCAATCCTTTCCACGCTCCCAGTTAGATCGTAGGAACTCAGCTATGCTATCCCCCATCTTCTCTCGGATCTGAGCTCGCACCTGGAAAAGGACAGCTTGCCATTCTCCAGGCTGGGCTTGGCAGCAAAGCCTTTGGCTGAAAATATTGATAAGGGATCGTAGGGAGAAGCTGACATAGATCCCTGTTAGGATATTATGCGGGAGGAGCCCCTTTGTATCTTCAGTCATTGGCATATTATGGGAGAGGTTGTCATAGGTGACGATAGAAGCATTCACCGCATGATAATAATCTTGGAGGTTCTCCTCCCCTTGGATCCCTCTCCCGACCAAAACGTGATATCTGTTCAGCTGTCCAGCCGTGCGTAGGGAGAGTTGTACAAACGAGGTTCCAACTCTATAACGGACAATTTGATGAGTGAAGGATCTGGATACCCCACTGATCACGAACTGGACATGAACCATTTCTAGAGGAGTAGCCAGTCTAGTCAGCTTCATATCCTTTATAAGGCTAGCCTCTTGCTCGGGATCCCCTAGGGAGGCAACTAGCCTCTGGGTATATACCGCTGCAGCACTGCTGATTATTGTCTCAGGTTTTCCATCGATTGCGCTGGTGGAGAAGCCAGCCAAGGTTACAACGCAGGTAGGTGGCCTCCAGTAGTGGATCTCATACTCTCCCCCTTTTGGGCGAGGGTAGGTGAATTTTTTCAGGAGGGTTGCACTCGGGTGGATCTGTATCATACCAGTATTGTCAGTCATTTCCTAGCCCTTTCCCTTTCCAGTTCTCTTCATTGATCATCATCATTCCCATGGCTGCAAAGTTGATGCAATCTATCATTGCATTCCTGACGCTGGGAGGGTTCTGGGCTCCATTCGCTGGGTGCCGAATAACGAGCATGATCAACTTTCCAGCAATGCCCACGATCTCTGCAGCAATCCCTAGGAGCCCCATTAGCTCAAAAGCAGATCCATAGCTTTTGTTGCGCTCCAAAAAGATCTGTTCAGCTTCATCGATATTGAGCTCATAGAGCTCCTTGTAATTTTTGGCCATTTTAGCCTCCTTTTATAGGGGTAGATATTCGATATATGACTCAACGTGATGGACATAGGGGAGGTTCAGCTTTTGGTTATACGGCTGGATCCTTGCGAATGTCCTGATCTTGCTACTCGAGGCTCTAGCTAGCAACGAGGGGTTATCCTCCCAAAGGATGACATCATTCTCCTTTCCAAGCTCACTAGCCAATAAGATCCTCCCATCATCCATTATATGAAGTTCATCGATAGGGAGGTTGTACCTGCGGAACCAGAATAAGGTATCTTTGAAGATCCTTTTGTAGATATGGGCAGGTCTGGCGGTCACGGCTATAATGTAGTAGCCATTTCTCTGTTTGAGGTTGTCTAGAGCCACTAGGGCATCGACATAGGGCTCCAGATCCCTATAGCCCCCTGCCTCCTCATATCGCTCCTTTAGTTTGTAATATTCTGGATACTCAAGCTCTAGAGATTCATCTAGGAGGATCGATGTCATATCTTTGGTGGGGGCTATCCCTTGCCCAGAGAGCCACTTGAGAAAAGAGGTTCTATAATCGGCTATAGTTCCATCTACATCAGTGATCAAGATCTGCCTCCCTCTTAGAGGCTCTCTGAACTCCATCTTCAGCCTGAAGTCTAGGATGTCTCCTTTTTCGTGGATAGCCTCTAGGAGATCCTCCTCTGTATAGCCCCAAGCCTGAGCTATAGAGATAGCATACTTTGTAACGTCTGCCACCTCCTCTAAGACATTGAGGGGTATAACCTTTTTGCCATCCTCATTGCGATGCCTTTTCCACTTTATAGCCTTCAGCATCTCAGCTACCTGAGAGGTTATCCCTAGGAGGTATTGCTGAGTCCAGTAATGAGGATCCTCGTGCCCCTCTATGCCAAAGATCTTTTGGTTGTACTCCCTTTGCTGTTTCCAAATTCTAGATAGCATCGATGAGATCCTCCATGGTGTAGTATGCCTCGTGTGCTAGCCTTTTCCTATTCAACTCTGCATTCCTGCCAGAGAAGTGAAGGTTGTCAGGGATCCCCTCGAGGTTTGCTGGGGCTAGCTGGGGGTGAATATCCCTGATAGTTATTACCTGATAGGGGGATCCTGCAACATCCTCTAGGTGGCAATATTCGGTATAGATCCTCCCGAATAAATGGGATCTCCTGACCCACTTCTCCTCCCAGGTTCCATTATAGACAATTAGGTTCTGGGCTGTAGGGCTCCCTTGTTGGATCGTGACTGGGCGTGGAACCGTGAACAAGTCTGCCATTAGGGCTCCTAGAGGGAAAGTGCAAACGACAAGATCATTCACCTTACACAGCTCAAAAACCTCTTCAGTGCTCAGGGGTTCACGATCCACATAATCAAATGCTGCTGTATCTTGAAATACCTGAACAGTCCTCCAAGGAGAATAACCTAGCTCCATATCATATTTTCCAAAGGAGGAGCTAACTTGACCCTGAATGCTATCCCCCCATTGTTTCTGGAGGTAGATCTGATTGGTTCCAATATACGAGTAGGTGATAACCTCCTGAGGAACTTTCCTAGCATACTGGGGAGGGATCCAGTGAAAATAAAAGGCTCCTGCAGGGCTCCTCAGGGATCCTGTACTGATGACCACTGGCTTGTAACCTTTGTCGTTACAAGCCATGACAGAAAACATTCCACTTGGCCCAAGTCCTAGGATGGCAATCTTTTTCATTCCTCCTCCTCCTCTCCTAGGATCTCGTTGAGGATCTCGAGGGCTCTGCCATAGGAGGCTCCAAACCCGAGATCTCCTCTGACTTCAGCCTTTTGTCCGACTAGGAAAAGATTTTCAGTTTGGGGGTTAGGCTCCACCCAGGGCTGGGCTATAGGGCTGACTACAGAGTATTTGCCAAAATACTTATCACCGTCAGGGTAGTCATAGGCTGGAGGGTATTCAAAGTATAGCCTCCCTTTGAAGTATGTAGCCCTCCACCATTCATGAGTATGGCCATTCCCTCTCACTCCATTTAGGATCCTGAAGTGAGGGTTGGATCGCAAGGCTTTGGGCAGGAGGTTCCTCAGGTCATTGATATCCTCCTCCCCTAGCATTTCTCTAGGATAGACTAGGATGGGCATATTCACGATCCAACCTCTCCAAGCCCCATTCTTCTTTGCTTCATCTGTAGGAAAGGTTTGGAACACCAGATCGTGAACTAGGGCTATATCCCGAATATCCCCTGCATCCAATCGCATCGTCATAGAAACAGATTGGTTGCCCAGGATCTTTTCAAAGTTGTCCAGATCATAGAACAGATCTTGCTTTACAGCCTCGAGCTCCTCTTGGGCTAGGGTATTGAACATAGGCTTGGGGATCTTCACCCCTCGCCATTTTCTTTCAACATAAGCCAGTATATCTCCTCCTAGGAGATGCTGGGGTATAGAGAAGCCCTCCATAGGCTCTGTAATTCTCGAGTCAGGGAGCCAAGGAATGAATAGGTGCTCCAACATCTCATCAGTAATTTTATGAGAGTAGATCTCTATGTCATTCGATGGAACCCCTACATCTCTCAGTGCCTGCAATACTAGAGCTCCATCCCAGCCACATCCTAGGATGCCAAACATAGCCCTTTTGCTCATTTCTCCTCCTGTCTCATTATGAGATCCTTTTGATATGTTTCCCAGATGTAATAACGAACCATTCCTATGGCATCCTTTGAATGCTGGGATCCTCTAGGGTATGTCCAGCCTCTTTTCGCTGATACATACTTCCAATTGCCAGGAGAGATTATATAGAGCCTCCCCTTTACATCATTGCTCATCTGTAGGATAGATTGAATGACATTATTGAAAAACAGAGCTTGTTTAGGATCCCCCATAACTGCAGGGCTCCTCTCAATAAGGATCTTTTCGCAGGTGGCTCCTAGGAGCCCGACAAACTGGCCAATCTCATTTACAGAGAATGCCTCTCGGACATCCATGGACACCACTTCAGCCCTATCCCAATAGAGCTTTATTTCAACAAAAGCTAGCCCTGTAGTAGCTCCTGGATCTATTGCCATTACATTTAGATCATTTCCAGTCTCACCCATAATAACCTCCTTGGGGGAGGGGCAAGCCCTCCCCCCTTAGATCCTAGCAGGAGCCAGCTAGAATGGACGTTTGAATTTTTTGGGAGCAGCATCCTTGGGCAGGGTGGCTTTTCGTTTTACAGGAGGAGCTTTCACATGAGGTTCATCATCTTCATCCTCCTCCTCTTCATCATCCTCCTCCTCCTCTTCTTCATCTTCTTCATCCTCATCCTCGTCAGGGGGAGGAGCCTTGCGGGAGGATTTTGCAGGAGCTTTGGCTGCAGCCTTTTTCTTGGGCTGGATCTCCTCCTCCTCTTCATCCTCATCCTCATCCTCTTCTTCAATCTCCTCTTCATCCTCCTCTTCATCCTCCTCCTCCTCTACAGCTTGTCGCTTGACGAGCTTTGCAGGAGCCTTAGAGGATTTTGAAGTGGTGCCAGTGGAGCCAGCGAGGGGCAGGAACTTCTCCACCTTGCTGCGCATCTCTCCATCCCATTCTTGCTGGAAAACCTTTACACGGATGATCATGCCGTTGAACTTGTCCCCAGTGACTCTCCCCTTTTCAGGGGCATCGACTGCATTGAGGAACTCATCCATTTTCCAGCGTGCTGCAGGAGAGCACGAGACATTCCCGAGTAGGGAGGTGCCTTTGAATGGGCCATCGGTGATGACAAACCGATATTGCCAGTAGGCATACCCACTTGGCCCCATCCCCTCCTCAAAGTTCTCGATGCGAGCCTTGTAGATCCCATCGGGGATCGATCCCCCAGTGCGGGTTAGATCAACTTGAGTATAACTTTGCCTGGCCATTTTACCTCCAATATTTTGCTAGTTTAGCATAGGTAGGATTTTCAACGACTGGTGGCAGTTTGCCACTTCTATCTTTGGTCACGTATTCAGCAGCATCAAAGGACATCATCCTAGGGCTCCCCTCCCCCTCAGCTTTGTAGAGATAGCCGACAACATCCATCATTCGACACAGGTTCCTACTCGTTTGTTTCCCTATAAGCTGGGGCTGAATAAGATCTGTGTCAAATACCTTAGAAGTTGTCTGGGCGATCATCACTACATTCATGGGCAGCCGTTTGTAGTTCCTGACCATTGTATCAAAGTCATATAGCATTTTTCCATAATCGCTTTGCCCTGGCAGGCTGTCGTAGGATCTGCGTATATTCGGGAACTCCTCTATGATCGCTGCCATCCCTAGCTGCTGAGCTTCATTCAGTGAGTCCAATACAACGGTTTTGTACTTATGTTCACCTCCTAAAAGGAACTGATAGACTGCATCGATTTCATCCCAGCGAGTTATACTCACCCTGTCCACTTTCCTGCGGATCGATGCCATTCCATCATCAATATCTAGGAAAAGGGCATCTGGCCAGCTTGAGGCAAAAACCGTTTTGCCTACACCACTTTCACCATACACCAAAAATCTTTTCCTAGTATCAGAGAGCCCCCCAACAAACTTCTCGAGGATGAGCTGGGGCTCCTCTCCCTCCTCTGTAGCTGTAGAGGCATTCATATCCTCCTCAGCCCATTCTTCATCTTCAGTGGGTTCTATAGCCTTTTTCTTTGCCATTACTCCTCCAGGTATATTCTCTTGCCAGGTTTTCTGGGCATTTTGTTCAGGATGCTCTCATTGGAACCGCTGTCATTGATCGACAGACACCCATTGTAGAATGAACAATCCCAAGAGCAATCTTTTGTTGGGTTCCGATATATTGCACCTCCATTCTTTAGGAACTCTCCTATTTCAACCCCTTGGGTAATAATCTCCTTGTAGATAGCCTCGAGCCCCTCAGGGTTGCGGTATTGCGGGATCCTTAGCACTGGCTCCTTTACAGCTATGCCACCATCTCCTATTCGGATGATGTTATAGAAAACCCCTGCAGGTTCATATCCTAGGAGATAGGAGGCTAGCATATAGATGGAGATCTGCTGGTCAAGATCCAGAGCCTTTGTTTCTACTCGTTTGAGGAACTTATGCTCAAGCAGCCAAGTCATTCCTTTGATCGTCACGATCCCATCTATGTAGCCCTTTAGCACAAGCCCATGGCCAATGTCAATATTGAACTCCTTTTCGATAGCCTCCACATTTTCAAAGTTGTCGTTATTCTTGGCAAAGTCAAAATATCGCTCGAGGGATCCCTTTAGGAGCTCATAATCAGCCATCAGATCCCCTAGGTTCTCTAGGGTGCTCTCTGCCTCATAATACTTCCATGCTACATCTAGAGCCCCAGCGGTATCTGTTCTCTCCCCTTTAGTGTAATAATAGGCTAGAGCCTTATGCCCTGCGGATCCTCTAAGGAGCCCAGCAGAGGGGAGAGGGGCATAGTTCTCTACATAGTTCAGGTAGAATTGGTACCTGCAGCGTCTGTAGCTGGCCATCATCGTGTGAGAGATATTTATGGTAGGGATATTTTTGCCCATTGATAGGCTCCTCCTCTTTCATCCTCCCTGACAAAGATCCCTAGGGTGCAGTGATCGAATTTTCTCCCGATGAACTGTCCCATCAGGAGGCAAGTATTGACTTTTCCTACTGCGATGATCGCATCCCTACTAGGGTCAAAATCAGCCATCACTGTGGCTACAATGGCAGAGAGATCCGTCACCTTTTCCTCATACCCAGTCGTGACAAACTTGATGCTCTCTGCCTCTCCCTTTAGCACTGAGAAGTCATGGCTGGGCTGGGCGATATAGATTGTCCTGAACTTTTTATCTGCCATTCTGTCCTCCAATGGTTTTCAATAATCCAGTAGTCAACTGTACATTTTGATCCTTTCTGTACTGGAGCACCTGGTTGATAACGTGATCGATTGTATCCCCTCCTTTAGGGGAGGTAGATAGCAGGTGAATTATATGGGGGCTATCTTTAGTTCCAATACGTCTTACACGATGGAGGGATTGAAAATAATCATCTCCATTGTAGGATCTCTCGAGATAGATAGCCGTGCGAGCTTTGGTCAAAGTCAAGCCAAACTTTCCTACTCCTGGGTGAGCAATGATCACATCTATTTGTCCATTTTGGAACTCCTCTACAATCGATTGTCTGACTTCTTGGTTCGTGTCTCCTGTTAGGATAGCTACAGAGTGCCCAGCCTCATCTACTAGGGAGGCTAGCCTTTTAGCTGTAGCTACAAAGTTCACCCAGATGATAGCTGGGAGCTCTTCATACTCTAGCATCTCCACAGCAGCTTTCCACTTAGATGAGACATGCTCAGCTTTGTTCAGGATCCCTGGATTGGATGCCATCTGTACCAGGCGTAGGATCTGAGTTAGGATATTACCTGCAGCCACTGTATCCCCCTCGGGTAGATTGGCTAGGAGATCCTGCTCCATAGATCGATAGATTTTGTAATCACTTTCCCCCATAGGGATTTCAATATTTTCAAAGATGAACTCAGGGAGGTTCAGAACCTGATCTTGAGTTCTGCAATAATAAATATCGGCTAGATCCCTCTTTATACGATCAGCAGCATCAGGGAGGTTCGCAGCAATCTCGTTTGCCCATCCGTTGAAGATCACGTTGCAATACTCCTTAGCAAATCTCCAGTAAGATCGAAAACGTCTGGGGGATAGGAGATGGAGCTCTGCCCACATATCGTCAAAGAACCTCGTTGTAGGGGCTCCCGAGAGCTCCCAGACTATAGGGATCTTAGAGGAGAACTCTGTAAGTGTCTCAGTTCTCTTGGCTTTTCTATTCTTGATCATGACGCTCTCGTCAATGATAAGGATGTCCCAGTCGATAGCTTTGAAGCTCCCTACCTGACGAACCAGTGTGTCATAGTTTGTAACAACCCAGTTGCTCTCGGGATCCTCCCACTTAGTAGGGGAGCCGTGCCATACTGCAGCCGTTTTCTTTGACCACATCTGGATCTCTTTTCTCCAGTTATACAAAAGGGATAACGGTGCCACGACCAACACCGCCATCCCCTTTGCCTCAGGCAAATTCTCCGCAGCCTTTATGGAGCAGACCGTCTTGCCCAACCCTGGGGCTAGAGCCAATAAGGCTTTGTCTCGGGTTCGCAAGAATTGAATTGCCTCCTTTTGGAACTGGAAAAGAACCTCGTCATTCTCAAGCTCCTCTGGCATCTTCTGGATCTCGAGGAGTTGAGCCACTGCATCCAAAACCTCCTGCGTGATCTCGAGATCTGGAAAGGTAGCTTGGAGCTTATAGTAGCTATCTAGGGAAAAAGTATTGACCCAAGTCCAGCTCTCCCTTTGTCCTCGTTTGAACCCCCATTCCTTGCAGACATTGGTGGGGTAGATCTTTGGGACAAATTCTAGCCTTTTATCCTGATCAAACTGAACAACTCCCGATGACTTCTTTTGAACCGATGCCACCTCTGCTTTTTCAGTTCTCTCTGCGGATCTTTTCTCATAGCTCTCGAGCCAACCCAAAACCTCTGTCTTGACCCGAGTAGCCTGATAGTCATGATCGATATGCAGGATCTGCTTTTGGTACTTGGGGAGGATCTTTTGGAGGGCAGCTAGCTGTTTATGACTAGGGTATCTGCCCTCGATGATCTGCTCAGCTATAGAGGTACAGAAGTTGGCATCGGTGGAATTGAACCCAACGCCATTCTTTTCCACCGTGCCCTGAATAACTTGCTCCTCATCAGTCTGAAAATCATACAGCCCTAGGAGGCTAGTTATAGATCTTAGTGCAGATAGGTTTTCCATGGATTTTCCCTTTCATTTTAGAAAATGGCTCGAGTGCGAGCATTTTTGCCCGCACTTAGAGTATAAACCATTTCATGTAAAAAGAAAAGCCCCTTTGCACGGCTATTTTTTTAGAGGATCTATAGCCCGAGCCCCTGCATACCCAGAAACAACTTTGATCACATCGTGAACTACATTAGCTCCTCTAGCCCCAATAATGCCAGTCAGGACAAACCCGACATAAGGCACAGAGAGGGTAATGCCCACTGCTTCAAAGACATCGATCTGTCCGAGCACTGAGATTATTAGAGAAGCTAACAACGACCAAAGCATGTCCAGGTTCCATCCCTTTTCCTTATCGTAAATTGGCTTGATGCCAGTCACGATTGCTTCAGCCAGGGTGGCCATTACTAGAATTTGCTGCCATTGAAAATCCATTTTATCCTCCTATTTTGTAGCCTAATGTAGCTGCCCATTCTTCTAGGGCTAGCAGTCGAATAACAACCCCCTCTAGGGAGGTAGGGATAGGGAGATCCACCCAGCCCATTTCCTGCCGATAGATGGCACGATCCTCTACAGTCACATCCAGATCGACATCACCAGCCACGATCCCAGCTACAGTTCCTTTTGCGCTCCACTGCCACAGCTTTGCTATTGTCCATGGCTTGGGCACTAAGGGCTGGAGGAGCTCACTTGAGACAACAGTTCTCTCGAGGGAGGCTATAACGGTTTTGATGTCTGTCCGTTTGTCGTAGGGATAGGAGGCTGCCCATAGGTGACGGTTTTCATTCACCACCCATTGCTGAGTCAAACCTCCATTAGGCTCCCAGAACCATTTGCCAGTGTAGATCCCCATTGGAACTTTATGCGGGATTGTCTGATCTGCATAGAGGCAGAAGTTGTGAGCCATGTCAAAGATCCTACTAGTGGGCAGGATCCCTCCAGTGCTCTCGACATCGCAGAAGTGATTACCCTCTCCATAGTCTAGAGCTAGTTGGGTGTTCATGACCAGCAATTGTTGCCTGTAATCGTATGCTGGCATGAAGTAGTGATAGGCATACCTCTTTAGTTTGCCACGAAACAAACTCCAGTAGTATTGAAAAAGAGGATCCTTAGTGAGGCCATACGAGGCTCTACACAGAACCCCTTCATAGCCCTGAGCAGCTACTTTAGCTGCATCGGCTGGTGAGCCATCCCATTTTGAGATATCAATCAATTTCATTCTCTGCATTTTATCCTCCTCTATAGATTATGGACTAGGTGGGTGACTGATTATGAGATCCCAAATAGCAGTGCCTAGGATCCCAATTACAAAAATGACAATCGCCCAGGCTAGCTTCTTTACATCCTCCATCATCTTCTTTAGGATAATGATGTCAGTCAAGATGCCAGGGGTTCCATTGAACCCATAGATAGCCCTTTTCAGCTCTTTTATTTCATTGGTTCTATTCTCCCCTTGTTTCTCCAGATCCTCTATGCCTGATAGAAGCTGGCCATTGGTAATTGGTTTTTGAATAGGGGTCATGATTGTAAGTTCCTTAGTAAGTTATTCTTGGCTAGAATATAGACAAGATTGTCAGGGATCCCACATCTGATAGTTAGCTCCTTTCGAGCATCACTGTAGTCTGTATCTGATATAAGGAATGTGAGCCCTGTTTCAGATATTTCACTTTGGAGGATATTCTGGATCCTCAATCTTTTCCCTGCACGGACATAAGATGCAGGGAGCTCGAGCCCATCCTTGGTGCGGATCCAGTCACGGATCTTGATGGAGCTCGAGATGTAATAGCTAGGCTCCTTATGAGTAGCCAGGAACCTCTTGGCAATATTAGTTGCATTAGCTGAGCTTGATGTTTGCGCTCTAATGACATAGGCTCTCCTGCCATACTTAGTTATAGAATCATCATTCTTCAGGTTGGCATCGGTGAGGGGGGAGATAATTCTTTTTATCCCTACTTCATCATTATACTCTGCTACAATCCAGTTATAGATATCATCTCCATCTAGCCCTAGGGAGAATGGCAGTACAACGTTAGGATCCTGAGCATCGATGACATAATCCCAATCAGTTAGGCTAGGATATGACTCAATAGCTAGGACAGGTTTGCCGTCAGGGGATGGGGACATTACAGAGGGGAGGAGGAATGGGGCTATAGAATTGAACGAGCTATCGCCATACCCAGCTGCCTCAGTTAGGATCCACGACAGAGGCTTGAAGCCATCAGAAATAAAGGGCAGGATGGCATTTCCTATTTGCGGGAGATATGCCCAGGTGCCATTCAGATCCGTGCAAAAGGTTATTAGATCTTTACATATCTCGAATATGTTCAGATCCCCTGTCTCTGTATATACCACCACCCCAGTGAATTTTCCAAAAACAGTTCCATCCCCTGGAGGGGTGAAGGAGCTATTGGCTAGGATCCTTAGCAGTACACGATTGCTAGCAGTTCCCAGGGTTATATCTTGAGCAGAGGATCCTGAAGTGGTGCTACTGTATAGGGTTACACTATTATGAGCATCGAAACATTGGATCGTAAAATCTCCAGCTCCCTCTTGGAGCTCTGCAGTGAATTTTATTCTTTTTATAAGCTGACCCGATGGAGGCTGATAAGTGAATCTGCCCTCCTGATTTACAGTCAGAGGGGCTCCTTTTGGGATAACCATCAACCTATTTTGCCTATCATGAGTAAAGAGATGAGAGCTAGCATGAACA